AGAGCAATCAGTGCAACAATTAAATACTCTTGAATTACCTCATAAAGATGAAGAAATACTATCTACTTGTCTACTGCCTAGGCTTACTTTCGCTCTTCCTCGTGTCTGAAGTCTACCTCTTGAATCAAGTGGATACTAGCATCCAATTGAAAAAAATGCAAGACAGATACAAAGTAGATGATCCTGAAGACCTTATTGATAAAGAAGAGCCTGTGATAACTGAGGCACCTGAAACCAAAGGTAAGAAACTGTCCAGAATTTTACGGAACGATGAAAGTGCAACAGATCAACCATCATTGAGTTTAAATTGTGATAGCTTTGAGAAAAAATATTGTATCATTAAAGGTGTGAGTGATTTCAATGCTCATTACCAGATTGATAGTGGTAAAGAAATAATTTCGTGCATAAGCAGCTCTTCGAACATATTTGAGATCTGTCAATATGATAAAGAGTTCAAAAAGATCAAGTTCAAAAATTTCCCAGTGGTCCCTGTACTGAAATTGGAGAATAAAAAGGTCCTTGAAATTGGCACAAAATTCTTTTTTGTTGACAAATCAAATAACCCGATCAATATTGATCCAAAAGTAAATTTAAAATCCCCAACTGTTGCAAGACTTTCTGTTAGGTTATCAGGTGACTGTAAAATTAGTCAAGTATCGATGGCATCTCCTTACCAGATTAAACTGAGATCTGAGGAAAACATTGGGATTTTAATAAAAAATATAAAAAGCTCGAAGCTCGAAAACATAAAATCTATCATTGGCGATTCCACAATAAATTTTAAGCCTGAAGAATTAGATGGTAACCATTTTTTGCTTTGTGGTGACAAATCCAGCTTGATTGCTAAAGTAGACATACCGGTACGTAATTGCGTTTCAAAGTACTCAAACGAGCCTAAGAAAATCTTTTTCTGCACAAATTTTTCTTATTTCAAATGGGTTTTTGTGTTTCTCATGATCGCATTTCCTATATCATGGCTCATCTGGAAGACTAAAAATGCATTAAGTCTCTGGTATGATATCCTTGGCATTTTAACATACCCTATTTTATGGATTATTAACTGGTTGTGGCCATATTTCCCCTTGAAGTGTAGAATTTGTGGTTGTTTCTCGTTTTTGACCCACTCTTGTACAGACAAGTGTGTTTGCAACCAAAATGAGGCATCTAAAGACCATGCTGAAGAGTGCTATCTTAATATAAAAGACAAAGTTGAATGGCATAAATTAACTTTAATCCAACAATTTCAATTTATAATAAATACAAAGCTGAGCACCAATTTTCTGGTATTTGTGACAAAAATGATATTGGCATCAATCCTTATCTCTTATATACCATCAAGTATAGCATCTAAACAACAGAATTTATGTGTAGAAAAATGTTACTACAATTTAAATCTAGATTCTTTGACAACTGATAAGTTTGGAATGTCAGATAATGGGTATGAAACATGTCAATGTTCTATAGGGAATGTTATAACAGAGACAGTATACAGATCTGGAGTCCCGATGTCCAGGGCTACGTCTCTTAATGACTGTGTGATTGGTTCAGATATGTGCATGACTAGCAGCAACCAGGCTCAAAATTTGTTTGCATGCAGGAATGGTTGTAATTCTCTTGCATCTATAAAAACAATACCAGACGTTAAATTTAATAAGTTGTACAGAGGACAATCTTTCAAAGGTAATCTAACCAGTTTAAAGATAGCAAATAGGTTGAGAGAAGGGTACATGGACAGTTCCACTGAATCTATAATTTTGGAAGAAGAATCTGCTAGAGAATATAGATTTTATAAGAGTTTAAAAGTGGACGATGTCCCTCCTGAGAATCTCATGCCTAGACAGTCTTTAGTATTCTCTACAGAGGTTGATGGAAAATACAGATATCTTATAGAAATGGATATTAAGTCAAACACTGGCTCTATATATTTGCTTAATGATGATGCTACTCACTCTCCCATGGAGTTTATGGTTTATGTAAAGAGTGTAGGTGTAGAGTATGATGTAAGATACAAGTATTCTACAGCAAAAGTAGATACAACTGTAGCAGATTATCTGGTAACATGCACAGGTGCCTGCACTGATTGCATTAAACAAAAACCTAAGGTAGGAATGTTAGATTTTTGTGTTACACTGACTTCTTGGTGGGGTTGTGAAGAGCTTGGCTGTTTAGCAATAAATGAAGGAGGAATTTGCGGGCATTGCACCAATATTTATGATCTATCAAGCTTGGTCAACATATATCAGGTTATTGAAAGTCATGTCACTGCAGAAATATGTGTTAAATCATTAGATGGATACTCTTGTAAAAAACATTCTGATAGATCTCCTATTCAAACTGATTATTACCAGCTTGACATGTCAGTTGATTTGCACAACGATTACATGAGCACAGACAAATTGTTTGCAGTAGATAAGCAGCAGAAAATTCTTACTGGGAATATAGCTGATCTAGGAGATTTTGCAGGATCATCATTTGGACATCCCCAAATTACGGCGGATGGAATACCATTATCTGTTCCTACAACTTTATCACCAAAAGACTTCACTTGGAGTTGCAGTGCTGTAGGAGAAAAGAAGGTTAACATCAGACAATGTGGATTGTATACATATAGTAATATCTATAGTTTATCTACATCAAAAGATGCTACTCAAATAGATGAAAACAACAACAAATTATATATGGGAAAGGATTTCCTGGTAGGTAAACTTAAAATGGTTATAGACATGCCTAAGGAAATGTTCAAAAAAATCCCTACAAAACCTATTATCTCGGAGGCTAAAATGATATGCTCTGGGTGTTCTCAGTGTGCTGCAGGGATTGATTGCAATATAACTTATACTTCTGATACAACTTTCTCATCAAGGCTTATGATGGATACTTGTTCTTTTAAGTCTGACCAACTGGGAACATTTTTAGGTCCCAATAGAAAATCTATAAAAGCTTATTGCTCCGAAGAGATTGCAGACAAATCTTTGAAGCTAATCCCTGAAGATCAAGATGAGCTGACAGTAGACATTCCTGTTGATGAATTTATCCATATTGATCAAGACACGATCATACACTTTGATGATAAAAGTGCACATGATGAGAACATACATCATTCAGACACCTCTATATCCAGTTTTTGGGATTGGGTGAAAGCACCTTTCAATTGGGTTGCCTCTTTCTTCGGTAACTTCTTTGACTTGGTTAGGATAATCTTAGTTATAGCAGCTGCATGCATTGGCATATACATCTTGAACAGTATATTCAGGTTATCAAAGACATATTATGTTGATAAAAGAAGACAAAAGCTAGAAGATGCTATAGAATCCATGGAATCAAGTGTTCTTCTAACTAATTATAAATCAGTTGATCAGGCTAGGAAGAGAAAATCTCCTCCAAAAGATTATGACTTTTCTCTAGAAATTTAAAAGTCATTTAAGTAGATTTTAGCTCTTCAGATTGTCCCATTAAGTATTTAGTATATATAATAAGAAAGTTATAAATGAAGTAAATAAATGAATAAAAAATAGTAAAATGATTTAAATCCAAAAAAAGGCTGAAAAGCCAACACCTGGCCTAAGCCTTATTTATTTATAAATATAGTGTCTGTTTTGTTTCATTTTTGTTTGTTTTGTTATTTTTACTTTTTTTGTTTGTTTTGCTGTTTTACTCTTTTGTTTTAGCTTAAAGCTACACACATAAATATCTACATAACATAATGAACATAAATTATACAAATAAACATTTACTTTAACTGTATTGACTTATTCTATGTGATTTAATTATATAAAATATAAATAGATAATATTACTACTTAAATTCAATTTACTTAAACACACATGTTGCTGGTAGTTATTAAGAAATCTCAAGGAGATTATCTATTTCTATATCCACGTCAATGCTCTCTCCTTCATCTTCGGCTTCCAATGCTAGCTTTTCTGCAACTTTTTGCAGGCTCTTGATTTGATTAGAGATCTGTTTACCTCCAGTCCCTTTTGGTATCATTAATTTGCATGCTTCAATCAAAGCAGCAGATTGAATCACTTTAGCTCTGTTTATTGGAACAACATCACATGTGTTGCTTTCAGAGGCAATAGGAGTGTCACAAAAGTTTTTTACCCATGAGTACATCACTGATGCAAAGCTAACTCCCTTGGCATATTTCTCATCACTTGTTAAATTGAGTTGCATGCAGTACTTAGGAGTGTTCCTCTCCTTAGGAAACGACCAATTTAAATGAAAAATGAAGCACATAGGGTCTTTCAGAGAAGCTTGCCTACTTATAACTATTTTGTCAGCTTTGGTCATCTTGTTCTGATCAATTAAAGTGGCTTTAACACTGTTCTTAGAATCTGGGATGGTTGGGACAACCCAGACTATAAGCCGGGATATATGCATAAACCTCCGCCCACTATTCCAGGTTGGCATTATATTTATAGTGAAGCTGACTTTGTCATTCCCATTACCGACAAGAGAATCATTCTTCCAGTTGCTCAGATGAGTGCTCTGTTCAACAACAAGCCTCGATAAAATGTCATCTGAAGTAGCCTCCACAACCATTTCATTAGAATATGTGCCCAACACACTGGAGTCTCCTCCAGAAACATACTGTTTACCATTTATTGTTTTGGCTTTGTTCAGTAAAGCACTGTCAATGTCTTTCTGAGAAACATTCCTAGCCAGAAGACCTCTATTGTTCTCCATTTTCACTGCAGGGACTAGCTCTTTTTTTGAGCTGTTTGAAGGACGGAAAGATTCCAACACGTTAGAAATGCGAGACATTATTTCTTGATGATATTTTAATGATTTTATCTAATAATTGGCGCACCGATTGCTCT